AACCGTCCGCAGATGCACAGCAGGAAGTCAGGCACACCCGCCTCACCGGCTTGTACCACACGGACAAGGTACACGTCGGGTTTGTCTTTAGCCCACTGCTTCACAGCATGGACAACCGCGCCCTCCGGCGTGGTACTGCTACGCTTCGGCTTCGCCGTCTTGACACCCAGCGGGGTGGCTTCGATGTTCGTCATGCGCCCACCTGCACGTTGAAGTAGGCCAGCACCTCCGCGTCGCTCTTGTCCGCGAAGTCGGGGTATCTGGCGCGTAGGGCGTTGGCAATAGCCGCCGTCGCATCGTCAGGCGCAGGGGTCAGTTGCATATCCACATCGAGGGTATCGACCAGTGCCAGCAGGCTGTCGATTTGCGCCTTGAGTTGGCGCAGTACCGAGATGGGTACATCGCCCCGCGCTTTGAGCAGGTCGGCATAGGTTTCAGGCGTGTTACTCGTCATGTTCCACCTCCAAGAATGCAATGTAAGATTCACCCGACGAAAACACACTGTCCAACACCGTAGAGTCGTTCCACTTCTCGCGGAAACACTCAATAGAATAATAAGACCAGTCGTTATTATCGAAAGCCCCAATAGCTTGGGCAACCGCGTCGCGCATGGCAGGGACACTGCGGTATCGAGTGGCGGATAACTGCGCCATAATTGCGCTGTCGGCGGATGAATCCACAGACGCTACCAGTACATAGGTTTTCATCGGCTGGCCTCCGCGTCTCCATGCTCCGCCGCATCGGGCTTGTCATGCTGCTCAATCACTTGGGATTGCTCGTAGGTTGTCACTTGGTGCACCCGCACGGTGGTGCGTTGGGCGCACTGGTGGTCTGTCGTACCGTCAGTATTGCTCATGGCATATGCGCCACCGCCGATAGCGGCGACGGCGAGGATAGTTCGGATTGCGTATTTCATTTTTGCACTTCCATATATTTAACAAAATCTGTATGGCTTACTAATTCTTTGTCGCGCATGTTTTACGCCCAAGAGATAAGGTCAATTAACACACTGTACTTCTCGTTTGGCATAGTTTTAACGTCGAAGCCGTCTGACTCAAAGCGTTTTATCAGGTCGGCGTGGTTGATTAATGCAGCTACATTGACGCGAACAACAATCATATTATGAATATACTTGTCATAAGCGAACGACACTACAACATACGGTAGTTTTTCATCGTTGGCATAGGACAGGCTTAGTTTTGTCGCGCCTTTGGCAGATTCGGAGCTAATAATACCCAACAGTGCGTGATATACGTCCTCATTACACTGGTTGCGAAACTTGGCAACAGCCAGTCGCGCTTTCTCGGCAGGGGTTTCAGTTTTCATGTCGTCTAAGTCTGCACTCAAGTCCACCATCTGTCTCACTCCTTAAAAATTTTCAACAAACTTAATAATACGAAATAATCTCTCGTGTGTCAATGTATTTTACACAGCAGCGTCAAGCCATGCGGCCAGTCGCGCCATCACGTCGTTCACCGTCTCGTTCGGGGCAAATACCATAGCCATGCCTAGCGTATGCACGGCTCGTTGCAAAGCCTTAACCCAAGCCTCCGGCGCGTTGTACACGCCGTGTGAGTGCGCCCACACGCCATAGTCATCCATCACGGACAGGTTAACCACTGTTGCACGGGGCGTACTGAAGCCTTGTACCTTGATGCGCTCGGCTTGCCCTGTGGGTGTAGCCCCTACGTCAGGGGCGTACAGTGGGGCGTTAGCCAGTCGGCTGGTGCGCATGGTCTTGCGAATGCCGCGCACCTTAGACTTACAATAGATACCATCGGGCGCGTAGAACGCGTTGCCGTCATGCGTCCAGAACTCCGACTGTTGCAGTCGGGTCTCAAAGGCTCGCTCGAAGTTGGCTTGCGCCATCGGCGTGGCAGGATTCCACACTATCGGCAGGTTTGGCTCAGGGCGTGCGGGCGTGTAGGCAGGGTGTGCAGGCAGTAAGGCGAAGCGGTGGGGGGTAAGCTCTACCACGTCTTTTCCCAAGTATTTACCATCAACCATAGGCATGAGTGCACCGCAGGCAAGGGCTTCATGGTATGCGGCCTCTTTGTGCTTAAAGTAGGCCAGCACTTCGGCCTCCGTCATACGCGCATTGCGTAGGGTCTCGTCTCGTTGGTACTCGAACACATCAAGGACTGTGATTTTCGGAATCAGTCCTTGTGCCAGCAGTTTCTTCAATATATACACGCTAACGCCTGTCGCTTGGCTCACGGCTTTGATTGATTCAGTCATCGGGCATGCCCTCTCTTACAAGGTTTGCCATAGTTCGGCAACCAAGTCAGGCTCGGCGGTCAGTGCGTCGTCCAACATCTCGGCATAGCGTTGGGCGATTTCGGGCGTGATGTCGCTGTCGTTTTGCCAGTCGGGGTCATCGCCGAACACACGGTAAATCAGGGCTCCGCCCAAAATATATACCAACATGTTGGCAACCCAGCACGCGTTGCCGTATTGCTCGGCCGGTGCAGCTTGCCCGAAGTTGTCTTGCTCATAGGTCATCACGGCTTGGATAGCGTTGAATGTACCAATGCGCTCAAGGTCTCGCTCGGCATCGGCGGTGTACACATAGGTCTCGGATTGGTTATACACAACATGGCACATATCGGCAGTGGACACGCCGTCCAAGATACCATCGGCAAAGGCGTTAATCAGTTGGGTTTCAACTTCTTCAAAAATTGCGGGTTTCATTAGATGTACTCCTTGATTGCGGATTTAATAACGTCAAGCAAAGCGTTTGCTTCTTCAGACGCACAGTCAGTCAATGCGGTTTTCAGCTTGTCGCATACTTCGATGGCATAGTAATCAATCGCGCTTGCATAAAGCCGTTGCCCCTCATACGGTATGTCTTGCTCGTCAATGCGGAACACAAGCTCGTCCGCATAATCCCATACCATAGTTTGAGTTTCCGCGTCATACCAATAGACGGGTACATGGTCGGTCATAGAAAGGCATATGTCATGCAGGTATTGGCAAGCCTTACCAATCAGGTCATACCACTTACTAATCTGTTCGATATGCCGGTCTTCGGTCGTATTGCGTATTTCTTCAGGTGTGCCGACAGGGCGGACAACCAGGCGCAGTATTTCATCGTAATCCCTCACATGGTTGTTATCCATCAATGTGCAGATGGCCTGCGTACGTTTGTTTTCCAGTGCTAGGATTGCATCTCGGCGTTCAAGGGGAATAATAGGTTTCATATAATCTTTCTTCACAGGTTCACGGTCAGACTGTCGCCTGTACCGTCAAGGTAGCTGTACTCAATGTCAAGGGTTACGCGGCCATACCGCTGCTTCTTGGCTTGTGTCACGCAATACCGGCGGATATTCTCTTCAGCCCACTTGCCATACAACACGACGGACGGACTGCGAAACAGGTTCACCCGCATAATATATTTACCATCCGACAGGGTAGTGTCGGGGAAGCTCACACTGGCGCGAACTTCCGTCCTCTCTTTGGGTATCATACTGTTGCCCTCAACGGTTGTTTCAATGGCAGGCTGTACTCGGCCATGACAAGGCCGTTATACAGGCGTTGGATAGACTCGCCGCGTTTATACCATCTCACGCGCAGTTGGGGCATACCCAGCAAGGCTAAAATCTCGGTCATGCGGTTACAAGCGGCGCGGCTTGACAGGGCGCATATATGCACCTCCCATTGCAAGCCGTCGAGGTTAAGATAGCAAAGCGCACAGCCCCTATACCCCACGCTAACCTCTCCAGACGGGTAGCGATTGGCAAGGAATCCCTCATGGCCTAAAGGTAAGGTTTTGGCTTCTGGGTTGTGCAGGAACTCAATCAACTTGTTCATTTTGGCTTCCTTTAGAATTTAATGGTGCCGTGGTCAAGGTCTTGCACTGCTTCCAGCGCAAGGGATTTCACTTCGTCATCAATACCATCAAGGTTAGTTATTGCCGATAACAATTCAGCTTTCAGATGCACTAGGTCGGACGTGTCGTCATAGATGCCGCCTAAAGAATCTTCGGCTATGCTTTCGCCTGTTTCGCAGTCAATCAGTTCAACGCTGAATCGGCAAGGCGTGTCATAGGCGTACAGTTCAAAATCTTTTGCCAAGGCTTCAGCTTCAGCCTCTTCCATACCAATCAGGTATAGATGGGCAACGTCCCCTTGAGAATAACCGCGTGCCGTGTAGCGATAAGGACGCAATTCGGCCTCTATGCAGTCATCACACAGACTGTCATACCAGACTTGATGGGTCATGGACAACAAACCGCGACGGGCTAAGTCAAAGTCTACACTTCCCCAATCTTCATCTGCTACCTGCTCGGATAGGCGTTCGGCTTCGTTTGCAGTCAGCGAGGGCATATTATCCGCATCAATATAATCACGGTGCAATTCCAATTCTTCCCGTACATGGCTATCACTTAGTAGGTAAGAAGCTAGGTAGTGCCGCGCATCAGGCTCGCCGATTTTCAGGTAAGAATAACCCCGACTATTACCAATCGATATGCGTTCAATACCATATGCTTCTATAAAAGATTCAAAGTAATAGCCGTTATCGTGGTCGTATGACAGGTCGATTTTCAGGCATTGGTTATGCTTGATAATTTCCATTTGGTTTCCTTCGGTTTAGGTTGCACTCACTTACTGAAGCCGTCTTGCTTGACGGCTTGGATAAATAAGCGCAGTTACATATTGCGGAAGTAGTGGTCATCCTGCTCGAAGTAGTCATAGTGCAGTTCGCAATCCCACACGGCCTGCCAGTCGATATGCTTACGCAGGAACTCAGGCACTGCGTCTAAGGAATCGTAATAAACATCTTTGCATAGGCTTTCGGCAAATTCCGCGCCATCGGCGAACGTACCAGCATAGGCTTCTTGCGCCTCTTCAGGATTGAATGTGTCGGTCGCTCTGTAATAGGCAAGCACAATATCCTGTTCGTCATCAGGTAGGGATAGCCACTCAATAACGCCATCAAAATCTGATTTCAAATCGAGGCCATCAGGCAAGCCTTTCACGGCTTGGACTTTTCCCATGTCGGTAATGTCGTCATAGGAACCAAAATCGGTTATATCATGCCATTGGCTTTTGATTTTTACTTGTACGTCATACATTTTAGACTCCTTTTAATAGGTTACTCACTGAAGCCGTCTTGCTTGACGGCTTGTATCAATAACCTAAGTATCCCTACGACCTGTTGGTCGTAGGGATACCATGCGCCCTATCGGGCGCAATAGTGCCATGCTATACGAACCTTCATCATGCTGGCTTTCTTGCATACGGCGAGGTTGGTTCGTGCTTTGCACTCACCAATGCTTATATGCCTCGCTTCTGTGAGTAAACAGGGGAAGAGGCTTATTTCATCCATTCCGCACTTTATACCAACGCCATACTCTGACGGGCTGTTTACCTTGTTTTGCTATCGAGTCCGTAGGACGAGATAGCCCTATGGGTCGATGCGCATGATGCCGTTTTTCCAAGTTGTTAAAGAGCGTTCGGCTAAGGCATGAAGTCTTTGGCCTAGTCATAATTACAGGTTATAACGCCTGCCAAGCGCGGGGCTTAGTAGTTACTGTATAAGTTGCTTCGTGCTTCGCACTCAGCAATGTATGGGTTGAATTATAACCGCTTTATTTTAGTTTGTCAAGTAATTTTTTACTAGATACTTAATAAAGCGCAAGTTATAACGTTGATGGTTGCCTCAATGCTTCGCATATCGGCAATATCTTATACCATCTTTGCTAATAAGTCAAGGATTATTTTTTGCTACCATAACTATTATATGTAGGCGCTCCGTGTCAATAAGACTAAGGGAGCTTATGCCGCCTTTTTATCAGACCATCTTGCCTGATATAGGGTTAATCAATATTAGCCTATGGTTAAATAATGCCTGATTTATATATGCTGTGTATTATAACAGGGCGTTTAAAATAAGTCAAGTATTATTTTGACAAACTAAATGTTAAATAACGGTTACAATAGATGGCAAGTTATACCATCTAAGGCAGTTAGGACGCCGCTAAACGTTGCGGGGCTGCACTTAACTGTTGGAGCGAATTATACGCAGGGCTAGGGGATAAGTCAAGGGATATAACGGTTAAGTTGTGTAAGGGAATGTGTTAAGGAATGTTTGTTCAAAATTGAATGAATTTGTGGATAAAAGGGGGGATATTTTAGTTTGTTGGGATACCAAATCGCGGAAAAAAAGAGATGAAAAAAAAATCTGAAAAAAAACTTTTGCGACGCAACAAATCCCAGGAAAAAAAAATAAGGGTATAATAATAATAAAAATATATTTATATTTATTTATTTAATTTTTTTCTCTTTTTTTTCCTTTCAAATCATGGTATTACCTAACGCGCCCGTTAAAATAAGAGGCCTTTTATTCAATTTTACGCGTGCGTAACTCACATCAACTTCCTTTAGATTCAATGACTTATCTTTTCCCTTTAGAATCATAGACTTAACGTTTTTTAACCAATTATCCCTGCCGTTAATAAATGCCCAATTATCCCGCATCTTTAAGCCTATAATTATATAAGGATGGGTTTATATATCTAACCGTTTATATATTTATATAGTTAAAAAATCGTAACAAGCGGCTTAATGCCACTTAACCTTTCTTTACACATTATATAAAAGCGGCCTTATGCGATAAGAGGCTCTTTATCAACGGCCACTTTATATAACGGCGGCCTTGTAGCTACCTTTCCCGCGTGTAGTGGCGGCCTTATTAGTTAAATGCCGTCTTATTTTATACCCGCCCGATTCCCTCTTGTTTTTCATTTTCAAGCTAATGAATTTTGTATATAACGGCGGCCTTATTTTTAAGGCAGGGGCTATATACATAAGCTGGGGGATGTAGGCTATACGAGGCTCAAAACAACCGCCGTTTTATTCTACTTGCCCTATTTTATTCCGCCGTGCAATATAACCGCCGTTTTATTTTATATGGCGGGATAGTGCCGCCGTTCGGTGGTGCGTATTTTGAGCCGCTGATAAATAAGGCGGTTATATAAAGCCCCCCCTATTGGAACACGGAGGGCGATGGCGACCCCCGTCCGCGAAAAGGGTAGTCGCACACAATCCACAACGCCCCACAAAAAATGCCGTCGACGGCATAGGTTATATAACAAGGCGTTTATACACAGAGGTGGCAATTATAGCGCAGATGGTATAACCCCCTCTTATGCGCAAAGGACTGCAACGAATGGCCTCGTACACACAGCAAGATATTTATATAATACCCCTATTATCCGCATAGGTCGCATAGATGGTATAACCCTACATTTATATAAGGACGTAGGTTCTTCCGTTAAGGCTGCGGAGCACTCAAGTTGCTTCAACTTCGTCTATGCCCCCGCTACGCGGGGGCAAGTTGCTTCAACGCTACGCGGGGGCAAGTTGCTTCAAC